ACGTCATCCGGCATCTTCGGCCACACTGCTGGATCAAAGGATTCGGGTACACGATGGACACCCTCGATAAGAGCGAAGTCCAAGCCGCCAACGATGTCGGTGCCGCTATCGTCATCCTGCCGAAGTTCGGGGAGTACTCGACGACTGGGATTTTGAAGAGGATGAAGGGATGAACTCCTACCGCCACGCCGGAGACATCGGTGACATAATCGGTGGCCTCCCAGTCATCCGCTACTTCGGCGGCGGTGTCCTGTTTATCGAGGCCGCTCCATACACGCGGCAATTCCTCACGCCGGACAAGTGGTGCGGGCTCGACCTTCTTCTCAACGAACAGCCCTATATCCACGGCGTCCTGCCGTGGGAACGCCAGCAGGTCAACATGGTCCTGAACGATTTCCGAGCCAATATGGGCCGCGCCCTCCGCAAAGGCGATCCCGCCGCCCGCCAGAAATCCCTCGTCGATTGGCAGCTCGAAGCACACGGCGTTCCGCTGACGGAGAAGGACAAGGCGTGGCTCGCGGTGGAACCTGATCCTGTGGCGTCTGTCGTCATCAACCGCACCGGTCCTGGTCGCGCGTCTCACCACAACTACCACAACCCGGCTTTCCCTTGGCATCGCGTTTGGCAGAAATACAAAGACAAGGCGGTGTTCGTGGGGCTGCCTGAAGAACACGCGGTTTTCTGTGCGGTGTGTGGGGAGATTCCGCACCACAAAACGGCGAACCTTTTGGAAGCAGCTCGCGTGATCGCAGGGGCGGAGTTGTTTATTGGGAACCAGAGCGCAGCGGCCTGGATCGCTGAAGGACTCAAAAAGAACTACGTGCTTGAGGTATGGCGGCAGGGGCCAAACGTTTTGATTCACAGACCCGGCGTTGTTCACGGATGGGATCACACAGTTGAACTCCCGAATATATGAGCGAAGAAATTGGAATCGATCTGGACGAACGGCGCAGCATTTATGAGGTTCACATTTGGCGAAGGACGAGTGGCAAGCTCATAGCCAGCAATGACCATTTTCGGGAAGTCGCCAGCGCCATCTTAAAACTTGAAAATGTGGTGGCGGTTCAGGTCTCGGATGAAAGTGGCATTGGAAAATTCCTATTCAAACAATGAGTTCAATCGCAATGTGCTGCAACGTGTACCAGGACGCCAAAGCCCTGCGCGGCCTCCTCGAAACCTCTGCGCCCTACTTTGACAATCTCTACGTGATCCACTCAGGGCCGGGCGGCGCTTACTCCACCGACGGGACCATCGAACTTTGTGAGGAGTTCGGCATCAAGCCAGTGCTCGATGACATCCAGCGCGGCTACGGCGCGATCCGAACGCGGCTCATCCACGGCTGCGGCTGCGAGTGGGCTTTCATCCTCGATGCGGATGAGAGGTTCCTGCCGCTCCTGCCGGTGATACTGTGCGAAGGAACCGAATCGTATCCAGCACAGCCCGAGCCAAAGCTCACCGTCACGAAGAAACCGGACATCATCAACCAAGGCGCTCACGTCAAGCACCAGATTCAGAACCCAGAGACGATGGCGCTCCGCTCAACACGCCGACACTGGTTCGACTTCGCGATGACTCGGCCCTCGCAGAACTTCCATCTGAACAAAGATCATCAGCTCCGAGTTGTCCGCAACCACCCGTCGATTCACTACGAGACGAACCGTGTGATGCACGAGAGGCTGTTAGACGACCGCACAGGTGAAGACCCAAAGTTCGTCCAGCAGGACGAACTGGGTGGGCCGTTTCATGACCACTTCCATCTTCACTTCCGCCGCGCCCAACCCGGCCACAAGGAGTGGAATGAAACCCAGTACGCCCGCCTGTCGCGCGGTGAGAAGATGGAAATACGATGAGAACCGCCTTAATCACCGGCTACGACGCCGCCTACAAACCGCTCGCCGCCCTCACCGTACCGCTGATGTACCGCTACTGCGAGCATCACCAATTCGACTGCCGCGTTTACACCTCGCCAATCATCGACGTTCCCAACGGGATTTACTGGACTGGCGTTTGCGGCGCGCTGGAGGCGTTCAGGGATAACTACGAGCGCGTCATCTACGTAGATTGCGATCAGCTTTTTACGAACCTGGACTACCAGATTCCGAAGCAATGGGATTTCGGTTTCCACGTCTCGAAGGATTGGGGCCAAGACGCAGTTGAGCCGTGGCACTTTTCGATGTGCGGTTTTGTGGCGCATCGCGACACGATCCCGCTCTTTGAACATGCCTTAGAGCTAGAGCCGGAATGGCGCGATAAGCCTTTTCCAGAGCAAGGAACGGTACAGGCTATCGTTAAGAAGATGATGGGCGATCTTCCTCACATGAGGCCAAACGTAGAAGGCTACGCGGGATTGATAAATGTTCACCCACGAAAGGTGTTCAACTGCGTCCCGGACCAGATTTCTCCTGGCAATGTACCGGAACCGTGGGACAAGAGTTGCTGGTGCGCTCACTTGACTATGGTGACTATTGAGAATCGGATTAAGATAGGAAAGGAACTATTACGCTTAATCTGATTATGCCAGCACCAACTCACGGAATGAGCAAAACTAGGCAGTACAGGATCTGGAAGTTAATGCACTCCAGGTGCAGCAACGAGAAGAACAACCAGTACCAGAACTACGGAGGTCGCGGAGTCTTGGTGTGCGAGCGATGGAAAAGCTTCGCGTTATTTTTTGCCGACATGGGCGGCAGCTACGTGGATGGGCTGACAATCGAAAGAAAAGATAACGACGGGAATTACGAACCCGCGAACTGTCGGTGGGCCACCCAGAAGGAGCAGCAGAACCACAGAAGGAATAATCACATGATCACATGGGAAGGGCTTACCATGACGCTGGCTCAGTGGTGCGACAGGCTCGGCCTCAAATATGATAACACAAAACAGCGGCTAAGACTTGGCTGGAGCGTGGACAAAGCATTTATGGCTCCATCGCCTCCCTGGGGCTGCCGCTGCACGTATGGCGAATGAGCACTGACAAACTTCACCTGGGTTGTGGCCGCTGCTACCTGCCTCCAGAACAAGGCTGGTTGAACATCGACTTCTTCACGTCGAGCAAGGCCGACGCCTACCACGATGTCACGAACCTGCCTTACGAAAAAGAATCGTTCTCGCTTCTGTACGCATCGCATCTGTTAGAACACGTCCACAGGTTTGCTGTAGTTGCCACGCTGAGCCATTGGCGTAGTCTGTTGAAGCCTGGAGGTATCCTCCGACTGGCAGTGCCAAACTTCGCAGCCATCGCCGAGTGGTACTATCGAACCAACAATCTCGATGACGTGATGGGGCTTCTGTACGGCCGGCAGGACATGCACCTGAATCGCCACACCGTCGCCTTCGACGCAACCACGCTTCGTCGCGACCTCGCACGGGCTGGATTTGATCCCGCCAAGATTCACCACTGGGATTGGCGCGAAACTGAGCACGCAGCGTTCGACGATTTTTCTCAGGCCACGCTCCCATGCGATCCTGTCACGCGGAAACCCATCGACAAAGAGCGCGATTTTTCAGTCAGTCTTAACCTCCAAGCAACCAAGTGAAACCCATCGTCTTCCACGATCCTGTCAACCACCCTAAGCACTACATGAGCCACCCGAGCGGAGTGGAGTGCATTGCAATAACGCGCCACATGAACTTCAACCTTGGGAACGTCATCAAGTACGTCTGGCGAGCCGGTCTAAAAAGGGCCACCGTAGAGGATTTGAAGAAGGCGCAGTTCTACCTCAACGACGAGATCAAGCGGCTGGAGAAAAAGTAATGAATATCGTCTTCCACGATCCACCCAGCGGTCCTCACTGCCACGAGTACCTAACGAAGGTGTTCTTCAAAGGGATGGCCCAGTGGCTCTACGCAAACGGCAAAGCCCACATCGAGGACAACCGGCTGGAGAAAATCCACAACGCCACCGTGGTTCTCAGCGCGGATTACTTGGACATGGACGCCATCTGCAAGCTCAAGAAGAACAACTGCCGAATCGTCGCCTTCTCCTGCACGGATAGTTCGTACATCGCCCAAGCCTGCCGAGACGAATGGTGCATGGCGAACATCGATCTAATCTTCGCTCTTACTGGAATTCAAAAGACCAATGAGGGCCATGAGATGATTGTCGATCAGGACTTCAATATCAGTTTGGAAGAGCGGTGGTTTCTTCCACAGGATGATTGGGAGCGATTCGACTCAAAGCGACGCAATGGAACGCTCCAGTCTTTGCCATATGTTCACTGGTCGAAGCAGCCAGACATCCCAGCCCGTCCCTACAACGAACGCTCCCAGAAGGTTCTCATCCGTGGTGGGAACCACGCGCGAAGGTTCGTCCTGGCCCTGATGCTGATGCGCAAGGATCTCCTCGA